TATGGGTACATGGAATGGCAGACTGGTCATCATTGATGATTCTATGCCGGTAGAGGTTAAGAATGTAGGTGCCACAGGCGGAGATGTTTCACTTTACACAACTTATATACTTGGAGAGGGCGCTATAGGCTTTGAAGATGTAGGGGCAAAGGTGCCTTATGAGATGGTAAGGGACGCAAAGACAAAGGGAGGAGAGGATACTCTTATCTCAAGAAAAAGAAACGCTGTAAGTGTAGCCGGTATATCCTATCTCAAGGCTAGTCAGGCTACAAACAGCCCTACAAATGCGGAGCTTGAAAACGGTCTTAACTGGTCTTTAATAGACAGTGAAACAGGAGCTATTCCTCACAAGGCAATTCCTATAGCTCGTATAATCTCAAGGGGGTAATATGTTAGACAGGATAAAAGAGAGGTTGCAGTCATTAGGCTATACAGTAAAAGATAGTGATGATATTGCTATAAACTTTGCTATGCAGAAGGTTGAAAATACTATAAAAAACGATTGCAATATCTCCGCTATCCCTGAGGGTCTTATGAATATTGCAATTGATATGGTCGTTGGTGAGTTCCTTATGTCAAAAAAGACATTTGCTCCTAACGACCTTCTAAGTTTAAATCTTGAAGTAGCTATAAAGCAAATACAAGAAGGGGATACAAATATAGCTTTTGCAATAGGAGAAGGAAGTAAGACAGATGAGCAAAGACTTGATAGCTTTATAAATTATCTTTTGACCTATGGTAGAGGTGAATTTAATACCTATAGGAGGTTCAAATGGTAAATAAATGTATGATAGCAGCAAGGAAGGCTATAGAAAGTAGGTATAAAGGACTTTGCACTATACTGGAAAAGAAAAAAGTAAAGGACGAGACTACTAAGGCTACAGCATTAATGGATATGGCAGTCTTAAACAATCAGCCTTGCAGGTTGTCATACAGTAGTTCCGGTGTGGCAAATCAGACTGATACAGTATCAAATATAGAGCAAGCTATTAAGTTATTTATTGCTCCGGAGATTAAAATTGCTCCCGGCTCTAAACTTAGAATAACTCAAAACGGAGTAACTATTGATTATATATCAAGTGGTGTATCCGCTATATATGAAACACACCAAGAGGTATGCTTGGAGCTTGAAAAGGAGAGGGCATAATGGCAACATGGGGTAGTGCTGATTTTGAAGCGATCAGAGCAATGCAGAAAAACATAGAGCGAATACAGCAAGTTGATATGGCTGCATTTTGCACTGAGTGTAGTAAGGAAATTGCAAAAAGACTTCTTGCACTTGTAATACCTAGGACTCCGGTTGGGCAGTATCCTAGCGGAAGTGGCAAGGTTGGAGGAACATTAAGGCGTGGATGGACTGCTGCTGAAAATGTAACTGTAACCAAAGAGGGAGATACTTATACAGTTATTATAAGTAACCCGGTTGAATATGCCCCTTATGTTGAATTTGGGCACAGAACCAGAGGAGGCGGATTCAAAGATCCACAGTTCATGCTTACAATGTCTGAAGAAAAGCTTAGGACTATAATTCCCAAACTGTTGGAAAGAAAAGTAAAGAAGATGCTTCAGGAGGTGCTTGATGCCTAAGATAAATAACAGTCTTGTATTAGATGCAATAAGTATTGCTATTAATAAAGTGTCTCCTGCTTCAAGTATATACATTGATAAAGTTGAGCAAGGGCTAAATAACGGTGATTTCATAGTAAGGTTGATAAATACAGAATATATACAGCACGGTAATGAGGATCTGTATAGAGTAGTTCCTGCTTTTGATGTTATTTACTTTCCGGAAAACGGAAATAAAGACTGTATGAACATGGGAGATAAGCTATCTCATGAGTTGTCGGTAATTGAATTGCCTACAGGTGATTTATTAAGAGCAACAAATAAAGGATATGAAATAGTAGATGAAGTTCTTCATTTTAAGATTTCATACCCTTATAACACAATAAGTTATCGTAATGATTCGGGAATGGATGAGTTGTTAAAGGTGAACCAAGGAGGATAAAGTGGCAAATAAAGTAATCAAAGACATATCCAAGTATTCTAAAGAGACGATTAGTCTATCTGACAGATATGCAGGGTACAAAGATATTATCAACGCAGAACTGGATGATGATAATGAGTACTCTATGGATGAGGTTGATAATATAATCAGTGATTTTTTGAAAAGAGAGGTGAGATAATGGCTTTAGGTGGCGGAATATGGACTAAGCAGGATAAGATATTGCCGGGAGCTTATACGGTATTTTCAAATGTAAAAAAGGCTACTGCTTCACTATCGGACAGGGGTGTTGTAGCACTTCCTATCGTTCTTAATTGGGGAGAAGTAGGGAAAGTACAGACAGTAAGCAGGGAAGATTTTCAGGCTAAGTCAAGAGAGTTATTCGGATATAAGCAGGGTGCAGATGAACTTATAAATTTAAGAGAAGTATTTTTACACGCAACAAAAGTGCACATATACAGACTTGTGGCAGCAGATGCGGTTCAGGCAAGCAATGATATTGCAAAAGCTAAATATCCAGGAACAAGAGGAAATGATTTGAAACTCGTTATATCTGCTAGTGTAGATGTACCGGGTTCTTTTAATGTATACACATATCTTGATAATACACAGGTAGATGTACAAACTGTAGCAGGTGCAGCAAATCTCAAAGACAATACCTATGTATCTTTCAAGAGCACAGCTACATTATCAGTTACAGCAGGAATACCACTGACAGGAGGAACTAATGGAAGTGCAATTACAGGAGAGTTGTATCAAAAGGCATTAGAAGCTTTTGAGTCTTTTTCCTTCAATGTTTTGTGTTGTCCAAGTGCAGATAATGTCATAACCAAACTGTTTATAGCATATACAAAGAGGTTGAGAGATGAGGTGGGTGCTAAGTTCCAAACCGTTATATATGCTGTTGATAGCGACCATGAAGGGGTTATATCTGTTAAGAATGATGTAGTAGGGGCAGATAAGCAATCACTTGTATATTGGGTTGCAGGAGCTGAAGCAGGATGTGAGGTAAACAAGAGTCTTACCAATACCGGATATGACGGAGAGTATGAAATAAATGTCGATTATAAGCAATCAGAGCTTGAAGCAGCGATAAAGAAAGGCAAGTTTACATTACATAATGTAAATGGAGAGGTAAGGGTACTTGAGGATATAAATTCTTTAGTGACACTTGTAGATGACAAAGGGGAATTGTTCCAATCCAACCAGACTATCAGGGTCATGGATCAGATAGCTAATGATATAACTGCATTGTTTACCACGAGGTATTTGGGTACGGTGGCAAATGATCCCGCAGGAAGAATAAGTCTGTGGAATGATATTTGCAAGATACATCAAGAACTGGAAAAGCTTAGAGCTATAGAGAATTTTGATACTAAATCGGTTGAAGTGGTTCAGGGCGATGATAAGAAGTCAGTTCTTTGTACCATAAACGGAGTAAATATAATAAGTGCTATGACTAAACTCTACATGAATGTAATCATAGCGTAGTAAGGAGGATATATGGATAATTCAATAATGAATGCTATGGATGCCATAGCAGGCTCACAGGCATCTGCATATATAACGCTTGCAGACGGTAACAGATATAAGTTTATGCAGCTTTATTCTTTTGAGTCAAATATGGAAATAAATCTTGTTGAAGTTCCAATTCTTGGAAAAACAGGCAAAGGGAATAAGCCGAGTGGTTGGACCGGAGAGTGGAAAGGAACTGCACATTATAATCAGTCAATACTTAGGCAGATGTGGCTTGAGTACAAAAATACAGGAAGACTTCCAAGTTTTGATATACAGATAACTAATGAAGATCCTACATCTGCTATAGGAAGACAAACTATAGTACTTAAAGGTTGTTTGTCAAAAGGAGGTATACTTGCTAAATTTGATGCCGATTCGGAAACACTTGATGAGGATATAGAGGGTACATTCGATGATTGGGAAATGCCAGAAAGCTTTACAATGCTTAAAGGTATGCAATAGGAGGTAATTTATGGAAAGAAGTTTAAGTGCATTTTTAGCACAAAATGTGAAGAAGATTGAAAATACTTTTTATCCGGCATCAAACAGAATAGTAGATGCGAAAGGAAAGCCGGTTGATTGGGAGATCTGTTGTATAACAGCTACAGAAAATGCAAGAATCAGAAGGAGTTGTTTTAGCACTGTACCGGTTTCAGGTAAAAGGGGGCAATACACTCAAGAGTTTGATGCCAATCTCTACTTGGCAAAGATATGCGTAAGAACAACAGTGTTTCCTAACCTTAATGATAAGGAACTACAGGATAGTTATGGAGTTATGAGTGCGGAGGATCTTATAACCACAATGCTTACTCCGGGAGAATTTGAAGATTATTCTACTAAGGTTATGGAGACTAACGGTTTTACTGACGAGAAGAACTTGGTTAAAGAAGCAAAAAACTAATAGATGGCGGTGATCCTGAAGCCAATTATGCATATTACTGTTTGCATAAGTTCCACTGGAAACCTACTGATTTTTTGGGAATGACAGAGGAAGAGCAGGCTTTTGTGATTGCTGCCATTGACATTAAAGCAGAAAATGACAAGAAGCAAGCTAAAGAAGCAAAGAGAAAATCAAAAAGATAAGGAGGGTTGAATAAATGGCTACAATTCAGTCTCAATTAGAGCTTACCGATGGGATGTCAAGTGTAATAAGACGTATTAATTCAGCTCTACTTGTTTGTATAGACAGCTTTGAACAAATGCAGTCTGAATCCAACAATCAAATAGATACATCTGCTTTGTCAGATGCAAGGTCGAGACTTATACAGCTTAATGGAGAACTTGATAATGCTATTATAAGGGAAGATAGAGTAAGACAGGAAAGCGAGCAAACCGATAACTCGCTTCAGGATCTGACAGGAACTTTTATGGGTTTAGCTGCAGCTGCTGCAGGTGCTTTTTCGGCGGGTAGTCTTATTGAATTGGCTGACACGGC